TGGCGAGAGAGGCCGTGACTCCCTTGCTGTTGTTGAGCTCACCGACCAGCCGGGTGAACGCATCCCCCAGACGGGTGACGGCCTCTCCGACCGTGGGGACGGTCCGCCCGAAGCGGTCGTTGATCTCGGCCCGGGAGGCCTCGAAGGCCTCGATGATGTCCTTCGCCATGATCTTGCCGTCGGCGCCCATCTTGCGCAGCTCGCCGCGCGTCACGCCGAGGTGCTTGGCGATGATGTCCGCCACGTAGGGCAGATTTTCGAGCACGGAGACGAGTTCGTCGCCACGCAGCGTGCCGGAGGCGAGACCCTGCGAGAGCTGACGCAAGCCGCCGGCCGCCTCAGACGAAGACGATCCACCGATCACCACAGCCTTGTTCAGGGACTCGGTGAACTGCAGCAGCTGGGCTTGCGTCCGGCCCAACTCCTTGCTCGCGAGCGCCACCTTGGCGTAGCCCTCTGCCGTAGCCTGAAAAGACGAGCGAGTGCGCCCCGAGATGGCGTAGAGTTCCGACGTGACCGCCGACAGGTTCGACGTGTCAGTCGTCACCTGCCGCAGCTTGTTCTGGAGCACGGTGTAGGTGTCGGCCATCTCGATCAGCTGCTTGATGCCGGTAGCAGCAGCGACAGCAGACAGCGCCAGCAGGGCCTTCTTCATCATGTCGAGCGCCGGGACCGTCCGCCGGGCCGACTTGCCAACATCCTCGATGTTCCGGGCTACGACGAGCGCGCCCTTCTCATCGACTTGGATTGTGAGGCGTTCAGTTGCCACCTTCTCACCTCAAGAGCTTGGCCGACCCCAGCTGCCTCGCTGCCGCCTGAATGGCCGCTGCCGTCATCCCCTTCGGCGCCTGCGCCGAGCTGCCCGCATCCAGAAACCCGATGTACGCCACCGAGTTTGTGATGAATATACCACCTTGGCCGAGCTTGTAGCTCAGAATGGCGTCCCGACCCTGTTCCAGCGCAGCATTGGTCGCTGCCCCCTTCGAGAGCTTCTTCGCCGCCTCCGTGACAGTATACTCGGCAACCCCCACACTGACCAGCCAGTTGGCGCGCGCCCGGCCGGTGTCGACCGGGGTCTTCATCACCGCGGTTTGGTCGGCGGCAATCGCGGCCCTTTTGACCGTGATGAGGGTGTTCCGCCGGACGGCTTCGGCGATGAGCTCCAAGTGCCGCGCGAACTCTCGGGCTTCTGCCACCCCGACCCCTTCCGGCTGCCCTCGTGCTTCAGGAACTCGTGATCGAGCACCCGCACAAGGTAGAGTAGGTCGTCCGTCTGGTCCACATCCAGCTCGTAAGTCCTTGCCCAGTCGAGGATGGCCGCCCACGGGATCGGATAGACACCCATCCCTGCGGGCCGGCACGTATTCAGGTCCCAGAAGGCCTCGAAATAGAGCTCCAAGCCGAGCTGGAGTTGGGGCGCGTCAGCGATCGCCTGAGGCAGCGGCCGACGCGCCCGAAGGGCTGCGACGATGATCTTCTGTTCAATGGGTCCTTGCTCCAGCGCGTAGAGAAGGACCGCCGTCAGTTTCCCGAGGCTTCCTCGCGCAGACCCTCGCGGAACAGAACCATGCTCTGGGCCTGCTCCCGGATGTCGTCGTAGAGGTCCGGCAGCTTCTTGAACGTCGCGAGCACGTTCTCCAGCGTGTACGGGAGCAGGGACCCGTCTTCCGCGTGCATCTGGCCCTCGACGAAGGTCCCGTCCTCCTGCACGACCCGCCACCCGAGCACCACGGTCTCGGCGTAGGCCTGCTGCATCAGCTGCTCGGCCAGCTCGGGCTCCATCGTGCCGGTCGCGATCGCCCGGCGGTACGGACGGGTCAGGACCTCGATCTTCTTCTGGAAGGCCTTGTTCGACCCGCCTGCGCGGGCGATCCGGACCTGATACGACCCGTAGTTGAGCCACAGGCCGGTCTGCTCCCGGCTTTTGTCGGTCTTGAACTGGGAGTACATGTTGCTGCTCAAGCGGAGCTCCTCTTTTTGATGCCAAGTGCGCGCGCCGTGGTGGGCTTCAGTTCACCCGTCTTTGGGTCCTTCACGAGAGGCTTCTGACCTCGGTCCACGCGCACTTGGTTGCGGTGTTTCGCTGCTGCGAGGGCCTTCAGGGCCCTGCGTCGTCCGGGGGTACTCATTACTTGCCCCCCTTGCCACCCTTGCCGCCCTTGGTGCCCTTCTTCCCGCCTCCACAACCCATGATGCCACCTCCTTCGGGGGTTTGGTGGGGGCCGACCCGTAGGTCGACCCCCCGTCGACTTACTCCGCGGCGTCCGGCAGGTAGTCCCAGAACACCATCAGGAGCGTGTGGTCCATCGTCGAGACGACCTTGGCGCCCGAGGCGGCCTCCAGCTCCAGCGGCAGCATGATCGCCTGATCCTGCTCAACCGTGGGCTTTCCGTCCCCCAGCGAGCACAGCGGCAGGTCGATCGAGATGCCGGCGTTCGCCTTCACGAGGTGCATGTCCATCGTGATGTCCGCGTTGTTGCGGACCGCTTCGATCGCCGCAACGTCCGCAAAGTAGGCCGACATCTTGGCGCCCACCTCGAACGTGCCAGCGGTCACCTCGAAGGCCCCCAGCACGCCGACGGCCTTGTTCGCGGAGACGTTGTCGTTCAGTGTGATCGTCAGCTCGGTCACGTAGGCCATCAGCGGGGTCGGAGCGGCGTCCGTCGTGCTGATCTCGGCCAGCTTGATCCGGGCCACGTCCGAACTCGTGTTGAAGGCGTCCGATTCCACGAGCGTCGGGCGCGTACCGGTCTTCAGGCCCACCGCCGTGTCCTGCGTCTCGTTGTCGGCCGCCACGTAGCTCAGCGTGGCCGTGGCCTTGTTCGCGGTCGGGATCGCGATCTCCAGCTCGCTCGGCACGCAGCCCACGATGTACTCGGCCTGCTCGTCGGTCGGGTTGTCGATGTCCGGGAAGCCCAGCGTGCGCTCGAACTGGTAGGTCCGGCGCACGATGTCGGCCCCGGTCTCGTTCTTGAGCACGCGGCCCACGAAGATCTGGATCGTCTCGGTCGTGCTGGCCTCGGTGACCATCGTCAGCTCGGTCTTGTCGAACGTGAGCAGATGGGCCGCGACGCTCCGCACGCGAGCGAAGCCGTTGTTGGCCGCCGTGACGAACTTCTTGCCGACCGCATCGCCGCCGATGTAGACCCACTCACCCGGGATCAGGCCGATCGTGGTGAAGTCGATCGTGGTGCTCGTCAGTGTCGGGAAGGCGCCCGAAACGACCACGTCGATGTCACCGGCAGCACCCTGCACACCCACCTGCACCAGCTTGGCCGTGGCAGGCGGGGTTTCGTTCACGAGGTTCTCGCTCACCAACACCTTGCCAGAGCTGACCGACGCCACAGTCTTCAGGCCGTTGTTCCCGGTGTTCGTGAAGCCACTCGCGAAGATCAGATCGCCAGCCACGAAGTTCGTGTTGATGCCGGTGCCCGCGTAGCTGTCATCGGCCGTCGCTACGGCAGTGATCTCGCTCGCGCCACCGAACTCGACCTTCCGGCGCAGGTCAGCGAAGAAGAAGCCCTGCATCAGGTCCTGCAGGTTGGTCTGCGTGATGTCCGTCTCGAAGCCGGCGTTGGCTTCGAGGTCGGTCACGACGCCCTTCTTCCGCTGCCGAGAGGGGTTGATGGGGTTGCGGGCCACGGTGGTGATGGTCCCCCCGAAGTCCGGGTACGAGTTGGGTTCGCACGGCACCCAGATGGGCGTGGTGGGGAGGACCTTGAAGGTTTCCTCCTCGGCGACGCGCAGGCCGGTGACGTTGCTGTCGATCTTGTTCAGGAAAGCCATTTCATTTCACCTCATCGTACTCGAACTCAGCGAGCACGTTCGTCTGGGTCCAGTGTCCATCAGGTCCTACGTCAACAGCACGCACGTTCCGGAAGATCACCCTCCCCGGCGAGGTCACCTCACCCTCGAACGCATCTCTCGCTACGGTCGCCAAACTGTCAGCCAGCACCTGTCCGTCGCCAAACTCGGTGAAGATCTGGGCCGTCACGATCCCAGTCCTCCGAAACCGACGATTCCCGGTCGCCCCACTGAGTGTGGCCTGAAACCCCTGCGTGTGGGCCACAGTCAGGCGGCACCACGCGCCACTGTCCGGGAGCTGGCCGGCGACGTCGTTGAAGAGGACAGGAAGACCGGTCGCATCCCACGCAGCCACGAACAGCGCGCAGATCTCATCCCGGGCCTGCTCCCTCGTCGCCGTCATCGCGACACCTCGAACATGTAGAGCACTCGCTTCTCCGCCGGGCTGATGACCTCGGTCTTGAGGATCCGCCAAGTCATGTCCCGGTCGATGATCGCGTCAAACTCCTCCAGATGATAGCCGTCATCCGCATCAGCCGCAAACAGGGCGTACTCCGACTCCCGGAGAACCCCCTCTTTCTGCTCGGCGAAGGTGCCCACGAGCTGCGTGCGGGGGACGAAGGCCGCGGTCCCGGCGACAGTCGCCACCGGATAGGTGCTCTGGCCGCGCCACGGTTTGTCCTGATCCTGCGGATTGGCTCCGTACTGGACGACCGTCACCGCGCGACCGTTGGCTTCGATCAGACGGGCCGCTGTGGCCGCCAGCTTGATGAAATCAACCACGGGTCAGCTCCCGGCTCGCGTAACCATCGAGCAGCTCTTCGAGCCACAGGTCCGCCTGCGGGTATTCCGGCAGGCTCTGACTCAGATTGCCTGTCCCAACCATCGGGCGGCCCGTCTGGTCGCCCGTGGCGTACTTGGTCGACTCCTTGATGGGCCCGACCTCTTCCGACTTCTCGGTGATCTTGCCCGAACTGACGTTCGTGACCTCACCCGTGACCGGATCGAGGATCCCGTAGTCCGGAGCCGGAACAGGGGCCAGATCCCGCCCCAGTTGGATCGAAAGAAGGGCGTATTCCGCGATCGCCCGCTTCAGGACGACCGGAACGCCCGTCAGGAGGTAGTCCTCGTCGGTGTAGGCGTCCGAGCGCGGCCATTCGAGGGCCTGCTGCTGCGACATCTTGTCACCGCGGAACCGGCGCCCGAAGCGCTTGTCGACGTAGTCAGTTGCTCGGACGATGGCCGCGGTCACAGCCGCCGTGAGCTGTGCGGTCACGACAGTCCCCCGGTCAGCGTGGTAGGCCCTGTACTCGGCCTCGGTCATGTAGGCGTTCGAGGTGGTGAGCCCGACGCCTGTTTCCGGAGTGAAAGCCATCACGTCACCTCAGAATGCTGAATTTCGTAGGTCCACCCGCCGGTGCGTGCGTGACTGCAAGGTAACACGCCCGCGCGCCCGCGCCACCGTAGTCCCAAGCAGCGACCTGCCAGTTGCGGAAATAGGTGCCGCCGGGGTTGCCCACATCGAACAGGACGCCCGTGTCGCCGGTCTTGTTGATGAGCGCGAGCTCCCCAGACGTCAGCTCATGGCTGTGCCATCCGGCAGCGGCGGGCGTCCCGGTGTCATTGAAGATCAGCGTCCCGCCCAAATAGATCAGGCGCTGGTAGCTCGCAGCCTTGGTCTTGGTGTAGCCGTCGTGATACCAGTAGAACGTCGCGGCCGAGATGACGTCCGTGCCGATGGCCGAGGTGTCGATGGTGGCCTCGCCGTAGGAGTCCCTCGTGTTGAGGTTGTCGAACAGAGAAACCAGCGCCACGCCGTTGGTGTTGGCCCCGTAGCCCGTGGTCTCGTCTCGGGCGCTGGTGGTGACGGGGTAATTAGGCACTGCGCACCCCGGTCAGAGCGAGTGTGACCATCGTGACGGTAGTCGCGCTGTCCACATTGAACCGCAGGATGTCGCCCTTTGCCACGGCGATCGACAGCGAGCTGCCCTGTGCCTTGGTAGCCGAGCTGATCGCGGGCGTCACGATGCTGTCCGCGTCGACCGGCGGGTGGTTCGCGTAGGTGTCCTTCCAAACGTCGACCGTGATCGACCCGCTCTGGTCTGCGACCATCGTCCAGCCGGTGATCGTCATCTTGAACGGACAGACGTAGAATCCCTTGGCGCCAGTCGTGATCGCGACCCCACCACCGTCGAACGCAACCTGAAGAGCCTCTTCGGTCGCAGCAACGCCGTCCTTGATCAGCAGGCCATCCACAGTCACACCGGTGTCCGAGTCCGGAATCTCACTGACTGACGGACCGATCAGCCCCATCGTGCCCTTTACCTGATTGGCAACGATCCACGTGCTGAAATCGAACCGATCCAAGTCGTAGTCGTAGATCAGTGAGCCAGCGGGGACTGGTACACCGGACTCGTCAAACAGCCCACCAAAGAACACGGAGGGAAACGCATCCGGCATGTCCATGCCGACGTATACATCCTTGCCGTACAAATCAGCTTGGAGACTGACCGACTCGTCAAACTGGGCTGACCCACCAGTGACCTGCAGCGCGATCATCGGGAGCAGCGGGTCCGCAGGCGGGAGGAGAATCTTCCACCCGCGGGAGGCGACGATCTTCTCGTTGGTCCGATCCCACTGTACCCGCGGAGGTGTAACGAAGGGGGCGACTGCGGGGCCGAACTCGATGTACGGATTCCCGAGCGCGTCACGCGAGTTGATCTTGAGGTTGTTCGGAGTGAACTCCACGCGATCGAGGGTGGCGTTGTACTCCATCGCTCGGTCTGCCACAGAGCTGAACTTGAGCAGCGGAAGGACCCCCGTCCCGAGCGCCCCATTCAGCAGCAGGTTGGCCGCCTGCCAGTCCACGATGCCCTGATAATCGAGGTCGTCGGCCACGACGGCGCCCGTGCGTCCGAAGACGCTCGTGACGCCGCCGCTCTCCGCATCCCACTGGGTGTTGTAGTCCGTCCCGTCGATCTTCTTGAGCACCTGCCCTGCAGCGCCCCCCGTGGGCACGCCCGGGCCTGCGGCTCCCGGATCACCCTGCGGTCCGGGATCGCCCTGCGGCCCTGCGTCTCCTTGCGGCCCTGCGTCGCCCTGCGGCCCGACAAGCGACACGCCCGCCGGCCACACCCCGGCTGCTTTGGGCCCAAAGTAGGTGCTCGTGGCCGTGTTCAGGTAGAAGTCGCCGTTGACTCCCTGCGTCGTCGGGTTGACCACCCCAGAGAGCCACGTCTTGCCGTCGGCGCCAGTCGGCCCGGGGTCGCCTTGCGGTCCGGGGTCTCCCTGCGGACCCGGATCACCCTGCGGTCCGGGGTCCCCTTGAGGTCCGGGATCGCCCTGCGGCCCGTCGGGGCCCGTCGGGCCCACCAGAACCACGCCCGCCGGCCACACCCCGGCTGCTTTGGGCCCGAAGTAGGTGCTCGTGGCCGTGTTCAGGTAGAAGTCGCCGTTGACTCCCTGCGTCGTCGGGTTGACGATGCCCGAGAGCCACGAATTGCCGTCTTCGCCCGCCGGACCGGTCGGTCCGAGCACGGTCGAGGCAGGCACCGTCACGTGGACCACGTCGTCATTCACCGTGACTTCGACTGTGTCTTGGTCGATGACCTTGATCACGTAAGTCTGGTTGATGATGTCCATTAGACGGCCCTCCGCGAGACATCACCCTCGACAACCAGCTGGCCATCGAGCCATGTCGACACACGGCCCCCAACCTTCACTTTCAGGTCATGGACGAGCGTTCCCGGCACGATAGCGGCCGTCATCGCCTCGGTCACGAGCCCAGTCAGGCGATCGTCGGTCCCGTTCACGTCGTCGAGCGTGAAGTCAGCCGGATCGAGCGAGATCAGCGCCGCGGCGTCGGTCACGTCCGCGTCGATCGCCGGCTTGGCCGTGTACCAGAACGTGTACCCGGTCATCGACTTGGGCGTCCCGTCCGCGTTCGTGAACAGGAACTGGATCAGCATGTGATCCCCGCGCTTGACCGTCTTGTTCCACTCGGCAGCCACGACGGACCTCCAAAAGGAAGGGGTGGGGCGACCGGCGCCGCCCCTGTTGGACTACGCGATGCTGGTCTGGACCCCGGTGGGGATGATGAGGATCGCATCGTGATCCGCATCCACCGTCGCCAGCGCCACCTTCGACTCGAAGTAGTCGCTCGGCAGGTCATGCCCGAGCGCGGCTGCCACCACCGCGGCTTCGGCACTGATCTGCGCCGTCGTGTGGCCGTCATCGGCATTGATGACCATCGCCCGAATGCCGTCGATGACCTTCGTATGTGTGGCCCTGTAGACCAGATAGACTGCTGCCGCCATTGGACTAGACCTCCCGACGGAAGTGGGGTGCCACTTTCGTGATGATGTGACGTGTAACGTCTTGGCCCGTGAGTTCCGCCACCACGTCGACCCGAGGCAGGCCCTCGGTCGTCCAGTGGCTGTCGTCGAGCACATCGAGCATGCTCAGCGCTTCTTTGATCCCGGTGCCCGGGTGTCCGTGCCTCGCGGCAGGAAGTTCGGGTCCACCGGCGTCAGGGGTGTCATGTCCGCCCCCGTCTTCTGTGGGTACCTCGGCAGGCCCTGCCCCAGAGGGCTCCACGTCGCCGACCACTGCCGGAACCGGCGGCCCGTCGGCAGGGGTCTCAGGATGACGCTCCCCATCGTCGAGGACCTCCGTCTGGTAGTAGACGTTCAGGTAGCGGATCGTCTTCTCGATGGCCGCCGGGTCACCGGAGAGCTCCAGACGACCGTTCACAAACGAGTGACCGTTCAGAACGACCGTCTGGCCCTTCCGGCCGCCAGTCAGGAACAGAGTCTTGGTGACGGCTTCCATTGATCAGACCTTCACTTCG